AACACCCGATCCACAGTCTCCTGCGACGGGGCGACACCCTTACCGATCTTGTCGATGTACTCCGACTTCCGGCCGTTGCGGGAGATGTCCACCAGCTCAGCCGGCGTCACGCCCAGCCGTTGCGCGCCCAGCAAGAACGTCGCCGAGTCCTGACCGGCCACGCCCTGCAACTTCGACGCCTGGTCGAGCTGTTCGTTGGTGACCTTCTGGTCGATGTCCTTCTGGATCTTGTCGTAGATCTCCTGCTCGCCGCGGCCTGTCCCGAAGTTGCGCACCTCCGGGTTGCCCATGCGGTCGATCAGGTACGGCACGCCCATCCAGCTCGTCGGGTTCACCGGCTTGTACTGGGCGCGCATCGCCTGCTCGAACTTCTGCGCGTCTTCCTCGCCGAGCACGCCGGACAGCGCCGCCGTCCACATCTGCTCGTCGTACGTGCCCGACTTGAAGTCCTCAAGCATCTGGGCTTTCATCTCGTCGAGCAGTTGCTTCTGCACCTGGCCGCGCTGGTTCACCCCGCCGGTGCGGAACGCCTCTTCCAGAATGGTGCGCGCCTGGTCGGCGACACCCGCGGCTTCCTCGATGTTCTCCTTCTTGCCCGAGTAGCCGCTGGTCAGCCCTGACTGCCAGCCGCGCTCCACGTCGACGGTCAACAGCCCCATAGTCTCGCCGAGCGCACTGGGGATGTTCCCTCGCGATTCGCCGACCCGCGCCCCGATCTGGTTCGCCGTGCCGATGCCGCGCTGCACCGCAATGTCGTTGATCAGCTGGGCCATCATCTGCGGTGACTGCGCAGCGCCGCGCGCCATCACCATCGCGTAGATGTCGTCCTTGGTGGCCTCATCGCTGATCACCATGGACGGCTTGCCGGCCCCAGTGCGGTACTGCTCGTTGAGGTACGTGGCGCGGTCGCCGCTGATCTGCAACGCCTCAGCCCACGTGGTGATCGCGTCGGTGGCTTTCTCCACCTCTTCGGTGAACGTGTATAGCGGCTTCAACTGGATGCCGTAGCGCTCCGCGGCCGTCCGCGCCGACGACACCGACTCGTCCAACGCCATGTCCCGGTAGTTGCGGTTATCGCGCCACTGCGCATACCCGTAGGCGCCCATCCCCAACACGGCGCCAACACCAAGCGCGGGCAGCAGCGCCGGGCCTATCGCGCTACCGATCGAACCGGCCGTTGCCGCTGCGCCCTGCGCCATCGCCGGGAAGAACCCGCGGCGGCCAAGCCACCCCTGCCTCAACTGGTGCTGCGGGGCCATCTGGCTTGCGCGCAGCTGCTCCCGGTAGAAAGCGCGCTGCTGCACATCGTCCAGGTCGGCCGGCATGTTCTTCGCCGCCGCCTCCATCGCCTGCTGGATCGACTTGGAGTCCCCGCCGTACATGCGGCCCAACTTGCCCGCACGGATCCCCGACTTCTCTGCGGCGTCGAGGAACGGCTTCGGCATGTTGTCGTACGGGGTCCTGCCCCGCAGAATGTCGCGGTACCCGACGTTCGCCCAGTCCGCCGACTGCCAGTAGAACGCGTCCGACCCGGCCAGCACACCCTTGCGGAGCATGTTCAGGCCCTTGCCGACCGTGCCGCCAGGCATGACGTTCGTCATGAGCAGGCCGAGGCCGCCCAGCATCGCCAACTGCTGGTTGTCCATCATCGCGCCGGCCAACGCCATGCCACCCGCGCCCATGGCCATCTTGCCGCGGTTCGCGCCCATCCAGTTCAGGCCGCCAGCGATCTGCGCCCGCCCGGCCTCCGGCACCATGCCCAGCAGCGACTTCGACGCGCCCACACCCAGCACAGCGCCGCCGATGGCCTTCACGGCGGTCAGGCCGCCACCAGCAGCCATCAGGACACCTGTGATGCGCTGCACCCACTCGTTGTTCACGATGTTCGTGAACGCGCCCCCGACCGAGTTGGCCTGCTTCACCAACTCCGTCATGACGTTCAGCAGCGGCCGGCCAGCAGCCTCCGTCAACTGCTGCATCGTCTCCACAGACTTCGACATCTCGTCGTTCAGCCCGCCGAACGCCGTCTCGGCGCCCTTCTGCGTCGACCCGTCACCGAACCCGGACGCTGCCTCGGTGACCATCTTCCGCAGGTCACCGGACTGCGCCACGGCCGTGATCGTTTTCAGCGTGCGCGGGCCGTCCATCCCCAACCGCTCAAGGGTGCGCAGCGAATCCGCCCCGCCCTTCGAGAACGCGTCGAACACGCCCAGTACGGCCTCGGCCGGGTTCGACTTCACCAGCGACGTGAACGCCTTCGACGTCATCCCCACCGTGTCGGCGTAGATCTGCAACTCGCCGGTGCCCTCACGCGCCGAACGCTCCATGTCGGACAGCATGCGGTTGAACACGTTCGCGGCCAGATAACCCTCCTGGCCGGACTTCGCGAACCCTGCCGCGAACCCCATCACCTGCGTCTGTGTCAGGCCCAACGTCTGCCCGAGCGGCGCGATCGCATTGGAGAAGTCCGAGATGCCCGTCGCTGACGCGCCGGCCTTACTCGACAGCCGGGTCAGCGAATCCCCGAACCGCGCGGTCGCGGTCGGGTCGAGGGTGCCGAACGTGCGCTGCAACTGGGCGAACGACTGGGTGAGCTGCGGGCCCATTTCGGCATTCGCCGCGCCGATCTTCGCCATTGTGCGCGCCAACGGCACCAAGGCCTTCTCGGAGGTGACACCCATGCGTTGCAGCGCGTCGACCTGCTGCACCGCCATGTTGATGCCGCCGGGCAGATCGCGCGCCATCTGGCGGATCTGCATGCCCACCTTGTCGAACGACTTGCCAGCCACCACCGTGCGGGCCTCGAGCGCCGACAACTTCTGCTCGTACGCCGCGGCCATCTGCTGCGCGTTGGAGAAGGCCTGCTTGCCCATCGCGACACTGCCGACCATCTTGGTCGACGCCACACCCAACGCTGCAATGTTGCCGGCCAACGTCTGCGACGCCTGCCCGAAGTTCGCCGTGGCCGTGATCATCTCGCCAAGAGACGCAACGTACTGCGAGTTGTCCGCGGAGTACGTGAAGTTCACGGCAGTCATCAGCGCCGCCTCCTATTCAGGCGTTTCGGTGCTGCCATAATCTCAGTTGCGCGCCGCTTCGGCACCAGTATCATCCTGGCGCCCAACGCGGTGTCCGTTTCCTCCTCCGCCGCGTACAGCACTTTGCACCCCTGGCAGACGTGCTGCATCGCCTGATAGGCGCCCCGGTCCTCTTCCCACTCCCAGTCGGACGTGCCACACGACGGGCAGCGCTTACGCGACTCCAGCAGCGACGCCAACACCTTCGCACGGTCCTCCGGGGACCACGACAGGAACTCGGAGTGGGGAATGCCTTTGTCCGTACACCACTCCAACTCCATCGCGAAGCCGGCGTCGTACCTCAGTCGCTCTGCGTGAAAGGGATGTCCAGGCCCTCCTGGTTCAAACGCACCAGGCGGGAGAACATGTCGTACAGCTCGCCGCGAGACCAGTCCGGGGACGTCCACACCTGGGTGGCTTCCTCCACGCTGATCTTCGGGTCCATGCTCGACGCGGCGATCAGCGCAGGCGGGAACGTGTCACCGTTCCACACCCCGCCGTCTTCCTTGTCCTTCTTCGTCGGCGGGTGCTCAGCCAGCAGATCGTCGTAGGCCTTCGCACCCAGCGCGCGGAACAGCATCGTCGCCTTGCCCCCATCGACCGTCACCTCGACGCTCGCCGTGCGCGGCGGCTTCTTCAACAACTGGTCCAGCGTCGCCCGTTCAACCTTGCTCTGGGCAGCCTTACTCGCAACCATCATCCAGCCTCCATTCTGTGATGACGAACTTACCTCATCAGGCTGCTACAACCGCGTCTTCCGAAGGCACGATGTTCACAGCGGCCTGCACGGTGAACGTCTGCACCGTGTTCGAGGTCAGCGGGCCGGCCTGACGGCTGGTGATCTCCACCGGCCAGATCTCCACACTGTCACCGGCGATCGGCATGGGGTCGTCGCCAGGAGTGAACCCCTCCTTGAAGCGGGACACGATGAAGTAGCCGCGGGTGCCACGCACAAGCGTGTCCCAGGCCACGTCGCCGGCGTCCTCGTCGTCGCGGTAGAACTCCGCGGAGAACGTGGCGCTGACGGTGCCTGCGATGCTGCGCTCGAAGCGGCTGCACAGGTCGGGGACGGGAATCTGGTTGCCCTGAGACGAAGCGTTGATGCTGGACACGTAGCACGTCCAGTCCTCAGCGGCAGCCACCCAGGCAGCCGTCGGGGCGTCAAGATCGGCGGGAGCGGTTGCCGACCACCCGATCCAGCTTGTCTCGTTGGGAATGACCCTTGCCATTGTGGACTCCTTCTGTACGGACGCCTCAGATACTAATGGGGGCGCACACCCGGCGCACGTTTCACCGAACCGGAACGCAGTAGACGTCGAACGAATCCGTCATCCACCACAGGTCAGGCTGCACCTGGCCCTGCTTACGGATCGCCCCGATCGACGAGAACGACACATGCACCGCCTTGAACCCGGTGAACTCCACCGGGGTGATCCCCTTCAACGCCTCCCGGATCCGGTACGACAACTCGTCGCACGTGTCCCGGCGCACCGCATAGGTGCTCAACGTGTAGTTCGCCGAGAAGTCCTTGTTCGCCTGCGCCGTCACCGTCCGCGAGATGCCCTGCGCCGCCCCAGCCTCAAGCACCCCGAACGGCACGTGCGAACCGACGTTCGGCGTGCCGGTAGGCCAGCCGCCCTCCTTCGGGGGCTCCCCGTCACCCACCGGAATGTCAGCGCCCCTGGCGGCCGCCAGCAGAATCCCCGTCAGCTCGCCACGCCTCATACCTGCCCCATCCTCTGCACCCCGGCCTGCGCCCCCGCAGCCTTAGCCTGCGCCACCTGCGACGCCTGCGTGCCCTGCACCATCACCGTTGCCTTCTGTGCACCGCTCCACACGCTGCGCACCAGTACGGCTCTCCCCGGCGAGACCTGACCCAACGCTCGAGTTGACGCCTGGACTGCCGCATCCACCGTTTCGTGCGCCGCAACGGGCGCGGCCGCACGTTTGGCTTCCAAGTCACGCTGCACCGCCTCCAGCTGCTGCTCGCCACTCACGGCTCCTCCACATACGTCCACTCCGCGAACCGGGCCGCGCCAGTCACCTGATGGCGGCGCAAGATCGGGAACTGCCCACCCGAGTCGACCGTCACCACCCGGAACCAGCGGCCCTGCACCAGCGGATCCGGATGCTCGGTCACCTCGATCATGTCGTTCGCCTGCGACACCAATGGCACCCCGTCCACATCCATCGGCGTCGAGATGTACGTCGTGGAGAACACCTGCTCCTCACCGGCGTAGTCCAGTTGCGAGTCGGACAGGTTGTAGATCCTGGCCGGCCCCGTGTACAACACGCGCAACAACTGGGTCGTCTCCGTCGGGTACAACCCCGTGTCGTCGAACGGCTCAGGGTGCATCTCCATGCGGGAGATCACCACCGTGGCCTGCATGTTCCGCTCGGCGTACTGGCGGGCCACCTTGCGGGCCCGGTCGACCGTGTACCCGAGCGTCTTAGCCTTCGTCCCGGTGAGCATCAGCCATCACCGCTGACCAGCCCGCTCGTGAACCACTGGTAGTCCGACGGGTCGTAGTCGCCGTAGTCGGCGCGGCCGACCTCGATGTTGTCCATGAACCCGACGCCGAAGACCAGCGGCTTGATCGACTGGTCCTTGTACTGGTCCCACATGATCCCGCCTAGGTCGGGGAACGCCCCGGACGACAGGTCTTCCTTCGCCTGGTCGCGCAACTTCATCGCCAGGTCGCGGTACTTCGACGCCAACTCCGACGTGCCCACAGACACCCCATCGGCAGACACCGACACCTCGCGGGCGAACTTCGCCGAGATCACCTCGGCCGCCATCGACGCCACGAAGATCACCGACGGGTGCACAGGCATGAACTTGTCCAGCAGGTACGTGATCTCGCTGTCGGTCAGCAGTTCATCGGCAGGGTTGGTGTCCTGCACCCAGAACCGCACCGCGTCCTTGTCAGAAGCCGCAGGCCCCGCGTACGCCATTACGCACGCTCCCGGGCCTTCAACGCCTTCAACCGCTTGTTGCCCTGCACCCGATTCGCCACATACGTGCCACCCGCGGCGCCCAACGCCGTCCCGGTGCCGATGCCCGCGCCCAACTTCAAACCGACCGGCAACGCCCGGCCCTCAAGTTCGCGCGCGAGGCTCTTGCCGGCCTGCTCGCCCACCTCGTCGGCGTACCGCGCAAGTTTCGGCGACAACCGGCCGCGCTTCGACACCACACCAACGCCGTACGCCTCGGCTACATCCGACAGCGAAGCCATCTCGGCCTCCTTCCGTGTGCCCCGGCCCGAGGATCCCTGACCCCAGGGCCGGGGACCACAGCACACCCGTAATGGAGGATACGGGAGGTTTCACGCCCGGGCACAGCTAATGCGTTTGCGGGTCGATGATCGCTTCCAGCGCATCCACAAGCGTAGAGCGCGGAGTCTCCTTCGCGTTCTCCACCTCAAGGGCTACCGTTGCGCGCAGCACACTCGCGCCGACCCACGCCAACACCTGGTTCACCGTGCCGTCAGGCACGTCGTCAATCGTCGGAGGCGAAATGATGTCCTCAAGGGCGATCACCACAGCAGACCGCGGGCCGCCGTCGAGCTCCTGCTCGGCGTACAACGCCCGCTGCGCCCGGTCCACATCGTCACCGACCCACGCAAGGATCTGCTCAAGCGACTTCGCGACAGTCGCCAACTCGGCACGCACCCCAGTCGGGACGTGCCGAGCCTGCTTCCCCGTCTTCGTGTACGGCCCCTGCGCCGGCCGGATGAAGTTGTTCGACAGCAGCGCATCCAAATGCCGCAGCCCAGCCACCACATCCGCGGGAATCGGCTCGCCAGGGGCGTAATCCACCCCTGCGAGCTTCATCTTCCGGCCCGCGCTGAAAGGCCCCAGGTTCCTGTACCGCAACCCACTCATCGGGGCCTCCCTGTTAGGCGACGGCAGCGTCGATGAACACACCCATGTCGGGGCAGACGACGTGCTGGTCGTACGTCATCTCCGCCTCGATACGGTCCGAAGCGATCTGCTCCATCCGGAACCGCTTCACGCGGATACCCTGCGCGTTACCGCCCAGGTAGCCGTTCCACGTGAACGTGTACCCGGCCGCCGGCGTCTGGAGACCAGGCGCAGACGGAGTGTGCAGGAGCAGCGCGCCCTTGCCCGGGGTGATGAAGTCGTACGTCGCCGTCGCCTCCTGGGTGCGGGCGTCCGTGGTCTCCGGGCCGTCACCGATGGTGGCGTAGGAGGTGTACAGACGGTTCACACCGAACAGGGTGGCGATCAGATCCTCCGACACGATCCCGCGCTGGGTGTACTTGATCCGCTCGATGATGGCAGGGTGCTGCTTGAGCTTCTGCATCGTGTGAGCGCCAAGAACCATCACGTTCGGGGCCTGGCCGGTCAGCTTGCGGAACTCGATGCTCCACTGCGACACGTCGTCCACCGGGTCGGAGTCCGAGTCGTCCCACTGGGTGAAGTCGGTACCACCGGTGTACTCGGTCTCCCACACGCCGGCCTTGAAGAACGCCGCGTTCCAGTCCAGATCCCGCTTGAGCAGCAGCTGGTTGGTGACGAACTCTGTGGCGTCCCGGTCGAGGTTGTAGATCGAGTCGGCGTTCGCGCGGGTCTGGTCGTCCACATCCTTGTGCACGCCGTACACGTGGCAGAAGTACTGCCCGTGGTCGGTCTTCCAACCGACACCCTTGGTCTCGGTGCCGGGCGCGCGCTTCTCAGCGTTCGTCCGACGCCAGTCGAGCTTGCTGTACTTGGTGTACAGCAAGCTCGACTG